GGGCAATGTGTTCACATGGGTCAATTCTCAGTGACAATTTTGGGTCATACCGGGTCAGTTCTCAGTGACATTCAACAATGAGGCGATAAAAAAACAGCAAAATAGTCTGTTTAATTCAGTGGGTTTAGAGCTTGATATGCCACTCGACGAAGGGATTGCCGAAGCCGTGCACATTCTGCGGGCCGCTGGAATTGAGACGATCGAATCCTGCGAAGGAGGAGAAGGCCATCCGTTTCACGAGCCGACCATACGGCTCTGCGGCGGACCCGGCGAAGGGTTCCGAGCCTATGGCGTGGCTGTAAGGGCCGGGCGGCAGCCCAGAGCAATCGCGCGCATATGGACAGTTGATGATGGCGAGCTAACCGGCCCTTACTGGGACCTGATTTTCAGATCAGGCTAAGTTCACGAGAGCGTTTTGCAACGGCTGCACTTGGAGAGGCCCCCAGTCCCGGAAACCTTGTTCTCACGTTCGATGTTGTTCCCCTCAGTGCATTGGTTGTTGTCATGGTAAACAGTAGTGCCAGGCTTTTTCGAATGAAATGGTGTAACCTTCGACATGATCGTTCCTTTGAATAAGATTCTTGACCTTGGATAGTAGTATCAGGATGACCACGCCTCATAGTTGAGTCAAGCACAGCGGTCTTTGTTAATCTGGCCCCAAGTGTTGGAACTATGAAACAGATTGACCGAAGCCGCCCGTCGCGCCTAGTCTGCCCTCAATTCCCGACATTATCTGAACTCTCCGCAAGCGCTTGCGGATGTTTTGACGCGGCTTCCTGCGGCAATTATCGCTGCATGAACGTAGCCCCTCAATTCACAGCGCTTATGAGTGCCCATGCTCTGCCCGATGTCGCAGTTCTTGGCAGTGCGCCCGAATGGATCCACCTGCTTCCTGCGGGTCTGATCCAGACAGGCGACAAGCGCGGTCCTTACCTCGCTGCGAACTTTGAGCAGATCATTTCCGAGAGCTTCCTCCACGCCCCAAAACTCCCCATCGACATCAATCACGCCATCCACCTGCGCGCGCCAAAAGGAGAAGAAGCCCCAGCGTTCGGCTGGGTTGTGGCCATGCAGGCGCGTGAAGACGGTCTATGGGGCAAGGCGGAGTGGACAACTGCTGGCGCGGAGCTGGTCACATCACGGGCATACCGGGGCATCAGCCCCGTTATCCGGCACAGGGCAGACAAGACGGTCACGTCGATCGAATGCGTCAGCCTGGTCAATAAACCCAACCTGCGCGGGCTCACTGCGCTCCATCAACAACAGGACATTCCCCCAATGGATTGGACGAAATTTCTGGCCGACATGCTCGGCCTGCCGGAGACGGCAACCGATGAGGAAATCAAAAAGGCGCTGAAGGGCAAGATGTCCGGTGGCGACGACAAGCCCGCTATGCAGTCTCAAATGTCCGAAATCGGGCTAGCCCTAGGCCTCAGCGCAGACAGTGCGCCAGCCGATATTCTGGTTGCGGCTCAAAGCGCCTCGAATGACCAGGGCGCAGACGAGACCATCGTAGCACTGCAGGCCGAAATCACCACCTTAGCAACCTCGCTGAATGAGCTTCGCGATACCGGTGCCAAGACCGCAGCCACGACTTTTGTCGATGGTGCAATCAAGGCGGGCCGTGTTGGTGTGAAGCCGATGCGTGATCGCTACATCTCCATGCATATGAAGGACGCCTCGGGGACCGAAGAGCTGATCGGCGCAATGCCTGTGCTCAGCGGTTCCGGGACCTCGATCATCGCACCTGCCCGCAAGGATGGTGAGCTCTCGCTGAACTCCGAACAGCTGAGCATCGCCAAGATGCTGGGGCAGGATCCCAAAGACTATGCCGCCACGCTCGCTGAAGAGCAGGCCAACCTGGAGGACAACTGATGACCGCACTGACCGCAGGGCGCAACACGCCCCAGATCGCCGGTGATATCCGCAATGGTCTTCTGGCCGCTTCGACCGCCGTTTTTGCGGGGTCGCTTCTGATGCGCAATGCTGCCGGTTTTGTCGTCAAAGGTGCGACTGCCACAGGCCTCGTGGGCATTGGTCGCGCAGAAGACGCGGGCGACAATTCCACAGGCAGCGCCGGAGACGCAGCGGTGCTATACCGCCTCGGTGTCTTCCGCTTTGCGAACTCCGCTGGAGCGGACGAGATCACCGTCGCCGAAATCGGTGATGTGGTCTTCGCGGTTGATGATCAGACCGTCGCCAAAACCTCTGCAACGGCATCGCGCTCTCCGGCCGGGTTTGTCGACGGTGTCGATGCCCTGGGCGTCTGGGTGCGCTTTGACGAAGTTCTCACCAAAATCGCTACGGCGTAAGGAGACCATTCAATGCTCATTAACACCCCAAATCTTGAGGCCATCCGCGTCGGCTTCAACACGTCTTACAAGCGTGGCCTTGGACAAGCCGAGACGCAATACACGCGGATCGCCACTGTGGTCCCCTCGTCGACGCGCGAAAGCCGCTACGGCTGGCTCGGTAAAATGCCAAACATGCGCGAATGGCTTGGCCCTCGTTTGATCCAAGGTCTTGCCGAGCATGACTACGCGATCAAAAACAAGGATTTCGAACTAACCATCGGCGTCGATCGCAACGATATCAAAGACGACAACCTCGGGATCTACGAGCCCATGTTCGTCGAGATGGGCGAAAGCACAGCTGCCCACCCTGATCTGTTGACCTTCGGTGCGCTGGCGGGCGGCTTTACGACCGAATGCTACGATGGCCAGTATTTCTTCGACACCGATCACCCCGTGATCAACGAAGACGGCTCGATGGGTACGGTCGCAAACACTGACGGCGGTTCTGGCGCGCCCTGGTTCTTGCTCTCGACCAACCGGTCACTGAAGCCGATGATCTTCCAAGATCGCGAAAAGCCCATGTTCGTGGCCAAGGACAACCCGAAAGACCACAACGTCTTCATGAACAAGGAATTCGTCTACGGCACCGATGCCCGGTACAATGTCGGGTACGGCTTCTGGCAGATGGCATGGGGGTCCAAGCAAGAACTGAATGCTGCCAATTACAAGATCGCACGCGCCGCTATCCGAGGCATGAAGGGCGATCACGGTCGCCCGCTTGGGATTAAGCCCAATCTCCTCGTGGTTCCGTCTTCGATGGAAGAAGCCGCGTTGGAACTCTTGAATGCCGAGCGCAACGCGGCCGGCGCCACAAACGTATGGCGCAACACGGCAACCTTGCTCGTCGCCGACTGGCTGTAAGGGGACATTATGACACGTTCAAAGAAAGCAACCGCCAGCAAGGCCAGTGACACCAAAGGGTCCGAGGCCGAAAACCAAGCGGCTCCGGTAGTCGAGAAGGCCCCTGAAGCCGCGCAGCCCACGCCTGAAAACGGCGCGGGTGAGACAAAGGGAGCCGAAGCGCCCAAGTCTCTGCCTCTTGCGGCAGACCAAGCGTCTGAAGTCGCGCAGTCCGTTGCCGGAAGTGGCGCGGATGAGAGCAAGGCCGCCGAGGCCCCAAGCGTGCCTGACACTGATCTGGAAGGCCTCTCTGCAGCCCTGACGTCCGACGCAAAGCCTTCGCCTCCGGCGGAGACCCGTGCCGAGGCGGTAGGCTCCCTGGCTGCAGCGTTGCAGCCGCGGGATGAGGAAGATCTGATCGTGGTGGTCATTGGGCCCAAAGGTGGTTTCTGGCGGGCGGGTCGGCACTTCACACCCGAACCGACACCCATCCTGGCCTCCGAGCTCAGCGATGAAGAGGCCGCCATGCTGCGCGATGAGCCCAAGCTCGCGATCAGCCTGATGAAAGCTGACGCTGCCGAGTAATGCGGCAATCGCTCAACCTTTGACCGGCGGCGGGTTTGTCGCCGCCGGTTGTTCACATTCAACCCGGATGGTGCCTTCCCCGTGCCCTACACATCCCTTGCAAAACTGACTGCGAAGTTTGGCGAACACATGTTGATCTCCCTGACAGATCGGGGCGATGTGGCAACGGACGCTATCGATACGGATGTGATTGACCAGGCGCTGGCCGACGCGGATGCGATGATCGATGGTTACGTGGGGGTCCGTTACGCGCTCCCCATGGAAACCACGCCGCCCCTGATCGGAAGCCTTGCGCTCGCGATCACGATCTACAACCTCCACGTCGCCAGCCCGGATCCCAAGATCGAAGAAGACTACAAGGCCGCCTTGCGTACCTTGCGGGATATTTCCGGCGGTGGCGTCCGCTTGCCCATCGCGGGGGCTGATGCTCCCGGTACTGGAAGCTCCGGAGCGCGGCTGACCGATCGAGAGCGTCCCCTCACGCAAGCCAGCATGAAGGGCTTTATCTGATGATCGAGAGCATCATCTCGCGTCTCTCATCGGAGGTCGCCATCCTCGAGCATCGCGTAGAAGGCGCAGGCAATTTCGCCGATCTGATGCAGCGCAGTGCCTTGCCCCAGCACACTCCTGCAGCGCATGTGCTGCCTCTGGGATTGATCGGCCGTCAGGCTGACGCTGGCGCCGGTGCGTTCACCCAAGGGATCGAAGAGGCCATCGCGGTGATCCTGACCATCCGCAACCACACGCCTGCGGGCCAAAAGGCCTTGGCGGAGTTGCGCGATGTGATCTTCGCGATCGTCTACGCCATCGCCGGTTGGGCCCCGTCTGATGAGATCGGCGTGTTTCGCCTAACCCGTGGCTCCATTCTGAACGCCTCCAAAGGCACCGTCGTCTACCAGATCGACTTTGCCATCACTGACCAGCTGAGGATCCTCTGATGAAAGCACCAATCCTTCCGTCCCGTGGCGGCAGCTACACCCGCAGCAAGAATGGCAAGCTGACCCGTAAGGAGGGACCGGTCGACCCGGCCCCGGCAGAAGTGGTTGCTCAGCCTGCTGAAGAAACATCGGAAAAGGAGGCTTAAATGGCCATTAAATGGAAATCCAAAATCCTGCTGGCGAAGCTGGAAGCAACCTACAACACCGACGCGGAACCAACTGCCGCTGCCAATGGCATTCTTGCAACGGACATCACGTTGACGCCGATGGAAGGCAGCGACGTGAGCCGCAATCTGGAAATCCCCACCTTGGGCGCTCAAGGTTCGGTGCCGATTGATGTCCACGCCAAGCTGACCTTCAACGTGGAGTTGGCCGGATCCGGTACCGCGGGCACCGCACCCGCTTGGGGTCAACTGATGCGCGGCTGTGCCGTTGCCGAAACGATCGTGTTGGACACATCTGTCACTTATAATCCGGTCAGCGATGATCACGAGAGCCTGTCGGTCTATTTTCTAATCGAGGGCACCCAGTTCGTGCTGACCGGCGCACGCGGCAATTGCACGATCGACTTCACGACCTCGGCAATTCCCTATCTCAAGTTCGAATTTTGGGGACTGTTCAATCAACCGAGCGAAGAGACGCGGGTGAACCCGACGCTGACGGCGTTCAAAAAGCCGCTGGCTGTGACCAAGGCCAACACGCCGACCTTCACGTTGGCCGGTGTGTCTCTCGTGATGCGGTCTTTGATGCTCAATCTCGGCAACGCAGTTGAGCCACGGTTTCTGGTCGGATCGGAAGACATTCTGATCACCGACAAGGAAGAGAGCGTCGAGACGAAGGTGGAAGCGGTGCCGCTGGGTACGCTCAACCCGTTCACGATGGCGGCTGACCAGACGGATGTTGCGATCAACCTCGTGCACGGACTGACGGCTGGGAACATCGCCACCCTCGCGATCGCGAAGGCACAGATGCAGCGGCCTCAGGGTCTCGAGAATGCGCAAAACATCGTCGAATGGCCGCTCCGCCTGGTCCCGATCCCGACGGTTGGCAACGACCAGTGGTCTCTCACCCTCACTTAATTCGAAAGGAACTGCCCCAATGTTCAAGATCAATCAGGCCCCGACATTTACCCGCGATGTGTCGATCCAGATCCCCGACGGTGAAGGCTTTACCGAAGCGGAGCTGAAAACCACGTTCCGCGCTATGCCTATCTCGGAAGCCGACGGGTTCGACCTCAGCACAGGTTCGGGCACGCTGGACTTTCTGAAGTCCGTCGTCGTGAGCTTCGACAATCTGGTCGATAACGATGACAACCCCGTTCCATCGACACCCGAGCAGATCAGCCACGAGCTGGATAAGGCCTATATTCGGCTCGGTCTGGTCAGTGGGTATTTCAAGGGGTTGCACAAGGGCACGCTGGGAAACTGAAGGCCGCGGGGGCTGCATGGGCAAAAGGATCGCCCAATGAGACCCCGCGGCAAGACGATGCCAGTTCGGATGCAGCTGTGCTCGGAATTGATCTCGGACAGTACCAAGACAACACCAACGCAGAAGAGCTCGAACTGTGGCCCTGGCATCTTGAGGCACTCGAAGCGTTTTTCACGATCTGCTCCCAATGGCGAGTAATCGCAGTCGGAGCCCGGATCATGCCTATCGGTCTCGACTACACGGCAGCCCAGTCCGGGCTGCAGCTGGCAGGCCTCTCAGTCGACGCCGAGATGTGGGGCGATATCAGAACCATTGAGCAAGGTGCTTTGGCTGAAATTAGGAGAATGATGTGAGCGGCTTCAAGACCAGTCTTTATGTCGGAGGGGATGCAACCGGGGCAAAAAAAGCCCTGGCTGAAACCACGTCCGCATTGGCTGGTACCAAGAAGGCCACAGACAGTCTGGGCAAGAGCACTGCGGCGCTGGATCAATCAACCAGATCCGCCGCAAATGAAAACAGTACCTTCGCGACCGGCGAGAAAGCGGTTCAGCAGGCTGTCACGAGGTCCAACACCGCCGTCCAGCAGCGCATCGAGCGCCTGACCGGCTACGGTGCCGCGACCAACAGTGCGCGCCAAAGTGCGGCAGCATTTGGTGGCACGCTCGATCAGAACAAAGCCAGCTTCGATGCGATGCGCATGTCGATCGATCCGGTCTATCGCGCCTCCAGACAGTACGAAGCCGTTGTTGATGAAACCCGCCGTTCGGTCGCCGCCGGTGCTGCAACCCAAGCCGATGCGAACAGGATTCTGTCTCTGGCGGAAGCGCAGTACCTAGCAACCGGTCAGAGCGCTCAGATCATGGGGCGCTCAAACAACGCGGCAGCGGGTCAGATGGGCAACCTGGTCGCGCAGTTCAACGACATCGGCGTGATGATGGCTGCAGGGCAGAACCCGCTGACCCTCGCGCTTCAGCAAGGTACGCAGATCAGCCAGGTCATCGGTCCCATGGGTGCGGCGGGTGCGGTGAAGGCACTGGGCGGTGCATTCTTGGGAATGCTGAACCCCGTGAGCTTGATCACGATTGGATCAATAGCTGCAGGGGCGGCCATAGTTGGGTGGTTATCTAGCGCAGGCGGTGAAGCTGAAAAACTGGAAGATCGTGTCGATAATCTGGCAAACTCCGTTGACCGCTACGCTAGCTCGGCAGAACTTGCACGGACTTCTACGGGCAAGATGGCTGAGGGGTTTGGGAGCGCTTCGGCGGCCGCTCAATCCTATTTTGAGAACCAGCAAAAGATTGACCGTGCGAACGCTCTTGAAAATCTTCGCGGCAGCGTAGTGGCCTTAGCTAGCGAAATGCAAATCCTGACCGAGAGGCAGAAAGCTAACCTCAACAGCGATCTATTTGGTAACCAATTCCCCGAAATAGAACGCCTTCGGTCGGAGTACCAACTGACAAAGGAGGAGGCATTTGCGCTTGATGCCGCCGTTTCCAAACTTGGAGACGCAAGCGGGCCGCAGGATGCAATCAACGCTGCAACAGCGCTGAGTAGCTTGCTATTCGAACTTTATGGAAACGCAGACGACATCCCCGCGCAGTTCTTAGCGATTGCTGATCAGGTGAGAGCCCTCGTTGAAGAAAGCGGCAAACTGGTCGCCGTCGAGGATCAGCTTCAATCCGGTCGGCGCGCCATTGAACCAGAGTTTGAACGGCAGATCGCCTGGAACGAAAAGATCGCTCAGCAAAAGAGCGAAGAGCTGGAGCTTCAAGGCAAAATCTATGGGTTCTATGCCAACTCCCGCCAAGCTTCTGATGTTGCCGCCTCGCAAAGTCAGGTCCTTCTTGATCAACTGACCCAACAAGCCGATATCCAAGCTCTAGTGGTCCGCTATGGAGAGGACAGCCGTCAGGTAGCCGAGGCACGGATCGCCGCAGAGCGAGAAGTGTTTGAGCGGACATCGCTTACTGCGGATATGTCTCAAGCCCTGAAAGACGAGATTATGGCCGCTTGGGATGCGGCCAACGGTCTTTCTCTGGTCGATATCGCCGCGGGCATTTCTCCTGCGGTGGCACAAGCGGCAGCCCTTGCCCAAAACCTCGGCATTGCGTTGAATGAAGCGCTGTCGCTGCAAAACATGCAGGCCGGTGCTGTCTATAGCGGGCGCGGCGATGGCATGGCCGAGGTGCGCGCACGTCGAGGCGAGACCAGCAAAACGGACGGCCGTTTTGTTTATACTGGCCCCCGCCTAGACGCGAACAACAACCCCATTCTCAAGAAGACCCGCGCGGGTGGCGGTGGCGGGAACAGTGCAGCCAAAGCTCTCAAGAAAGAGCGCGAAGCCGTCACGGACCTGATCAGCGGTCTGGAAGACGAGCTGGCGATTTTGCGGGAGAACGATCCGGTCCAGCAAGAGATGCTGCGCTATCGCGAAAAGCTTGCCGGCGCAACTGAAGCCGAACGGGCTAAGATCAGCGAACTGATCGCGACCCGCAACCGCGAGAAGACGGCCATCGAAGAGCAGAAAGCGGCTTGGGATAGCTACCGTGACGTTGCCTATAACACATTTGAGGATCTCCGGCGCAGCGGTGGCGATCTTGGCGGGGTGCTGGACACGTTGTCGGACAAGATCCAGGACATGGCGTTTCAGGCGCTTCTCTTGGGAGAAGGGCCGCTTGCCCAACTGTTTGGCACCTCAGGCGGCGGTGGCTTGATTGATCTGGCGTTGGGTGCCCTGTTTCCCGGCCAGAAGCCCGCCGGTCAAAAGCTTGCTGTGGGCGGCATGGTCTATGGTCGCGGCAGCGGGACGTCTGATCAGGTACCGCTCTGGGGATCTCCCGGCGAATACATGGTTAACGCCAAAGCGACGGCAAAAAACCGGACGCTGTTGGAAATGATCAATGCCGGGGCGGACATTCCCGGCTTTGCAAACGGCGGGCAGATCGGCCGCGCATCGGGCGGGTTGGGTGGCATCGACATGCGCCCGCAAATCACCATTGAGAACCACTCAAGCGCCCCGATCACCCAGACCCGCCTGGAGAGCGTTGACAGTCAAGGTCGGCGCAGCACCAAGCTTGTCTTGGCGGACGCTGTCGGCGACGCGATGACCCAGTCTGGCGGCGGGGCCAAGCGGGTGCTGAGCAACCGCTACGGTCTGCGGCAGAAGGGAGCGCTGAGATGAGCGTTCCGACGTGGCCAACAGATCTTCCCAGACCCCAGCGGGAGGACCTTCAGGTCCAGATCAATGATCCCCGTCTCCGCAAGCCGACCGAGACAGGCCCCCCAGGCTATCGGCGGCGCTGGTCCAGTGTGGCGCGCACGGTCACATTGTCGATCGACGTGCCACGCAGCCTGAAAGCCGTCTTCGACGGGTTCTATGAGTACGAGACCAAGTTTGGAAGCTTGCCCTTCTGGATGCCCGATCCAATGAACGACGGCTGGCCGCTTTTGGACGCGTCCGGCAGCCCTTTGCTGACCAACGAAGGTTTCCCAATCCTGCTCTCTGCGCAGTGGCTCTGCCTGTTCGGAGAAGAGACGCCGGTTCAAAGAATCCGGGGCATTCGGTTCGTCGTCGCGTTTTCTGTGGCGGTGATGCCATGAGACGGGTCTCTCTCAATGCGCGAACAGCGTTTGATGCGCAGACCACGGATGAAGTGGAAATCGCCCTGATCATGATTGAGCATCCGGAGCTGGACGCACCTGTCCGCCTTTCGACAGATCCGACAGAGCGGCTATCGGCAGAACCATTGATGTATGGAACCCGGACGGCTTGGATGGGCAGCGACCCCATCTCCGAGCCGTTTCTGTTTATTCTGGCATCTGCCAACCTTCCTAGTGACCTGGAAGATGCGCCGGCGGCCGCCAGTATCATCATCGACAATGTGGATAGTGATATCGCGGGCCTTTTGCGCACGTTCACGGATCGCCCGATCGTTCATATCGCCGTCGTGTTGGCCAGTTCCCCGGATCTGATCGAAGTCGAGTTTCGCGGAATGGTGATGACCGGCTCAAGCGGGAACGCAGGGGAGATTTCGATTGAGGTCAGCCGTGCACCGATCGAGGAGGAAAGCGTGCCGATGGACCGTTTCACCAAAGACCGATTTCCGGGGATTTTCCGATGAGAGGGAGCTCACTGATATGCAAACCGCAAATTCGCCAAAGTTCACAGAGGACGAATTTCATCGCCACGAGCGCGTTGTTGAGGACGTCGAACTCCCTTGGGGTATCTGGCGGGATATCTATCCTGAAAAGTTTACGCTCCCCCCTGATCCGCCTGGTTGGTCAGAAGCTATTCAACTGTGTGGTCATAGCCGGACTTCAGCGGAACAAGAAACTCGAACACTCCGCCGCCGGCCAATTCAATCTGAATAAGGCTGCGGCCTCTTTCGACGTAATTTGTACGGATCAGTTGTTTGGCGTCGATAGGCCTGCGGATATTTGTTGGTTGCAAGGGGCCTTCGTCCTCAGCAGGACCTGCCGCAAGCAACTCGGCGTGAAATTTTGCGTTCCTCAACTCTGCGGCCAATTGCGGGATCATTTCGGGGACCATGTCTACCGTCATTTGACGTCCATCTATGGTCTCAATGGCCAGCCTCACGAGCGTCCCATCGTCAGCTATCTTCGTTCCGTTCGCCTTGCGCCAAGTATCGTCCATTTCCTGCCCTCTCGCGATTGTTCCAGTTCTACCAGTCAACACGCGCCCTTAAGTGCATCACAAGGATTAGTTGTGCGATGAGCTGGTCAAACACATATGTCGGCATTCCCTACGGAGACCTCGGTCGCACAGTCACTGGGTGCGATTGTTGGGGGCTGGCCAAGGTCGTTTATCAGGCCGAACTTGGACTGACACTGCCCGACTATCGCGACGGGTATGTCAGCGCCGAGGAGCAGGCGGAAGTCGCTTTGCTCATCGGCAAGGAGACGGCGACATCGATCTGGTCACTCGTTGAAGAGCCGATGGCGTTCGACCTCCTGCTGTTCCGGCACGGCCGCCTTGAAAGCCATGTCGGTATCTATGTGAAGCCGGGCGTGATGCTGCACATGGCAACCGAAGACCAAGCCAAGCATGAGGACTACCTATCGCCCCGCTGGCAACGTCGCCTTGTAGGAATTTTTCGGTTTACAACCGGTTTGAAGGAGGCTTCATGACATCTTCAAACGTCTCTGTGATGGCGGCCCCACTCTTCGATCCGGGCATGGCGCGGGTATCGCTCGACGTGCCGCCAGGTTTGACCATCGACGAGATTGTCACGCGAGTTTTGCCTCATGCCCGCCCGGCATCAGGACTACTGCGCGTGATCTTGGTCAATGATCGGGGCGCGTCTGTTGCTGAGGAGAAATACTGGTCGCAGATGAGACCAACGGCGGGGACGCATGTGGTGATCAGAACGATCCCTGGCAAAAACGCTTTGCGGTCTGTTCTATTGGCTGTGGTTTCGGTAGCATCCCTTGCATTTGCGCCAGCAGTCGCAGGATTTCTTGGCGTAACCAGCAAGCTTAGCGTTGCACTTGTTGGAGCCGGTCTCAGCATTGTCGGCCAGTTATTGGTCAATGCGCTGATCCCGGTCCAGACGCCGGATGCCTTAGAAAAGAAGAATGTCTATAGTATCGAAGGGTGGCGCAATGAGCTGCGCCCTGGCTCACCCGTACCCTTTGCCGTTGGCAAGCATCGCTATGCACCGCCATTTGCTGCCCAGACCTACACTGAAGTCACCGGTGATGAGCAATATGTCCGCGCACTGTTCTGTTTTGGATATGGCCCCTTACGGATCACTGATCTGCGGATTGGTGACACGTCCGTCACAGACTTTGAAGACATTGATATCGAGATTCGCGAAGGCCGCGAAGGCGACGATCCTATCGGGCTCTATCCCCAGCAGGTTCTTCAGGAGAACGACGGCGCGGAACTGGTCCGTCCCTTACCGCGTGATGTCACAGGAGAGGTCATATCCGGCGCTGCAAGTATCGAAACACCGGTCATCCGCTTCAGCTCGACCAATGCCGCCCGCGTCTCTGTAATTCTCGGCTTTCCAGGGGGGCTGTTTTCAATCGACAATAAAGGGCGCTTGAACGGCTACAGCGTCTCGGTTCGGATCAGGGCGCGGCTGAATGGCATCGGCGTCTGGACTGAGGTCGTGACATTGAACGTGAACGCGGCAAAGCAGGAGAGTTTCTTGCGTCAGCATAACTGGGATTTGCCGACCCGAGGCCGTTGGCAGATCGAAGTGACACGGATGTCAGAAGACAACCTGAATACCCAAGTATCTGACAAGGTGGTTCTTTCCGCCATTCAGTCGATCAGGCCTGAATACCCCATCAATCTCGACACACCCTTGGCATTGGTCGCCATCCGCGTCCGGGCAACCTATCAACTGAGCGGTCCCCTAAATGCCTTCAACGCTCTGATTGAGCGAGAGGCGCAAGTCTATGTAGATGACGCATGGGTAGCAGGCTATGGGCGGACGCCAGCAACTGCCTATCTTGCGGCTTTGACGGGTACCCAGAACCCGTATCCGGCCACTGAGGCTGAAATTGATATGGATCAGATCGCCAATTGGCACGATTGGTGTGTCCTAAAACGTCTTAAATATGACCGGGTCCACGACACTCATGAAGCTTTGGGCGAAATGCTTAACGCGATCTGCGCTGCCGGTCGCGCAACGCCCCGCCATGATGGGACCAAATGGGGGGTTGTTATTGATCGTCCGGAAACACTGGTCATTGATCATATCAACCCTCGCAACAGCGACCAATTTGAGTGGTCACGGTCCTACTTCGATGCTCCCGACGGCATGCGGATCACGTTTCTCGATGAGACCAACGACTATGTGCAAGCCGAGCGGATTGTGCCGTGGCCCGGTCACGAAGGGCCCGTCAATTTGACAGAAGCGATTGAGCTTCCCGGCAAAACCGATCCCGGCGAAATCTGGATTGAAGCCCGCCGTCGGATGTATGAGCTGCAGTATCGCGCAGACAGCTTCTCCGCCATGCAGTCCGGTCGTGCCCGCGTCGTCACGCGCGGGGACTTGGTGATGGGCAGCTTTGACGTGCTCAGCCGGACACTCGTGGCGGCGCGTGTCACCTCAATCAGCGGCAATCTCATCGAGATTGATGAAGAGGTTCTGGTCGGCGAAAACTATGGCGTTCGGTTTCGGACCTATGCCGATGAATATGAGGTGATCGGCATATCTACAGTCCGACCAATTGGGATATTTGCAGAAGCTTCTCGCGCCTTGATGCTTACAGGAAGCGGCCCAGCCCCAAGCATAGGTGAGCTGATCCACATAGGTCCGATTGCTACAGAGAGTTTGGCATTGCGCGTACGCGGGATCGAGGCGGCCGAGGACTTCCAGGCCCGTATCCTGATGGTCGCGGCGGCCCCAGAAATCGATACTCTGACCGATGCAGAGGTACCGCCTGCGTGGGACGGCCGTGTCGGGGCGGAGGTTGATATGGCTGCCGTTGTGCCGGCTGCGCCGCTCTTTGCATCAATCGCGAGTGGAACGGTTGGCACCGGAGACGTGAATGGCCTCAAGATCATTCTGCGCCCAGGAACAGGATCTACGGCCACAGTCACCGGGTTTGAACTTGACCATCGCATTGTAGGCAGCGGCATATGGACGACGATCTCTATTCCGGCGGCAGCGTCTGGGGCAGCGATAACCGCATACACCTCAGGTGATGATGTTGAACTCCGCGCCCGGGCTCTCGCATCCACGACCCCCGGAAACTACACCGAGATCGCGACTGTCACGATTGGCGGGAATGATCCTGCCATCCCATCTGCTTTGCATGCGGGCGCTGTTATGGCCGATGGGTCGCTTGGCAACGCGTTTCTTACGATTTCTGTTCCCACGGCCGAGGCTCCGTCCCAGCTCCAGCTCTACCGCGCACCCAGTGGCAGTGCGTTGGACCTTGTGTCCCATAGGATCGGCGACCCTATCGGAGTTTCCCCTGGCTCAACTGTTTCTTACGTAGATGGGGACAGTACGCGCACTAACCTCGTCAAAGGCGACGCCTTTACCTTGGGGGCCGGTTGGACGGTGGCGTCGGGCAAGGCAACCCACGCGCCGGGCAGTGCAGGGTCGTTGTCTCAAGCGGTCACTTTTGAAGCCGGAAAGACCTACCGCACGGCCTTCACTGTTCTCGATTACACAGCCGGGATCGTTACGCCCCGCTTGAGTGGTGGAACAACAGTCAATGGCGGGGCCGTGGGATCGGCTGGGCTTGTTTTTGACCGGTTGAGCGCTGTGGCTGGCAACACAGATTTTGAAATTTATGCAGCATCTGATTTCGACGGCGCGATCGACGACTTGCTGGTGTTTGTTGAGACACCCGGCTGCGTGGATGCAGGCCAGTGGGACTACTGGATATCTCCCCAGAACAGCGAAAACATTGCGGGCCCAATCGCTGGTCCGTTCACCGTTACGATCTACTAGGAGCATAATCATGGCCGAAAACGGCATTAAAACCACCTTTTTGAACCCGGTTTCTACAATCGATAGCGTCATCGGAAACAGAGACGGTTCGACAGTGAGGGTCCCCCTTGTCGACTTCGCACGTCAGATATCGGGTCAAGCGCCGGAAGGCACCGATGAGTGGCTTCTTGCTCAAAAATGGGCGGAAAACCCTGAAGGTGTGCCGGTTCTACCGGATCAATTTTCCGCGCTCCATCATGCGAAAAAATCGGCAGCTGCAGAAATTGTTGCATCCACCAAAGCAGTGCTGTCGACTGATCAGGCAACAATCTCTCTTACCGCAGCAAATCAATCGGCCGTATCTATGGACCAGGCACAGGTGGCGGCCCTTGCGGCAGGCGCACCACTTGTCACAACATTGACTGATCCGGTACCTGCAAATGGCACCGTTGAAATCTTGCAAACGAGTGCAGGCGCACAAGTCTGGCACGTTTCAGCGGGCGCGTGGGCATTGGTCGGCTGGCTGTTTACGCCGATGTTCCCAAGCCTTGCTGCGCTGCAAGACGCGGCTGGGTTGATTGATGGGCAGATGGTCGAAGTCGAGAAAGCTTTTAACGGCGGACGTGAATACTTCACCTACAACGCCACCAGCACGCTAATTGCCGACGGGGCAATTATTGTCACCGCAACGGGCATGGGTGTCGGGAGGTTAATCAGCACGCGGGCAGTCTATGTGGATTGGGCGGAGTTCAATGCAGACGTTCGGGCCATGGAAACTGGCGTGTCGATCAAAGTGCGAGGCGCTGGTGGATTCACTATTGTTGCGTCTGGGGAGCATTTTACGACATCTGGCGGCTTGAAAGTGACGATTGCGGACACGTTACCGACACCGCAGCACTACGGCACGATTGACGCATCCGGTGACGCGGCTGCATTTACCGCCCTTTTTGCAAATCATGACATAGTCCGAATTCCCTGGAGGGCCACGCCCTACACCGATGTAGCCGTTGCAATCCGGAGCGGTCAGACGATCCTTTCCGAGGGGGCAACGCTCAAAACTACCAGCACCACCGCAAAAATTCTGGACGCTACCGGGAAATCCGGTTGGTCGATCACCGGGGCGCTATTTTTGATTGGCACACTCGTCTCTGCGCCTACGGCATCGCTGTTCACCGACCCCGGCGCGGCGACGGCACATACATCACTGCCTATCGCGACCGGCGCGGGCCTCTATGTCGAGGGGTGCAGCAACTACGCTGCCGAGAATGTCATTGCCTCCAATTTCGCGGGCCACGGCATTTACACCGGCGGCGCTACGCTTCTGGGATCTGATCGGGGCAACAAGGGAAAATTTTCCAATTGTGCCGCCCATGATTGCGCAATCGGCATCCGCACCGACGCCGGTTCAGGGGGCGAATATTGCAACTGGGCGACCTGCGGCACGACGGGGAATTGGATTGGCTGGCGCATGACGGCGGGCAACCATACTGTCGGCTCATCTAGCATTGTCGATAATACCGTCAATATCTACATGACGGCGGGGGTTAACCATCTGCACGGAATTTTTTCGGCCTGCAACATCAACCACGCCACACTGTACAATCTTCACGCCAAGGACGTGACGCTAGGTCATCGGTTTGCGGATTGCAATTGGTACGGCAACGGCACCAGCAACGGTGCCATATTCCTAGATAATTGCACAGATATTGTGCTGGACGGCGGCAATCTTGACTGCTGGGTCTACAATAAAAGCGGCATAGCATCGGGCTACAACTACATTAGGAACATGTTCTGCCCCGGCGATTATGGCGATGTTTATCTGCTGGATGCGGTGAGCGATTACCCATCTGAGTTGATCGTCACAAATTGCGTTGGGCCGGGATCGTATCGGGCGGGCGTCAGCATTAGCGACCCAGCTACAACCTATGTGCACGCCAAACGAGAGGGTGCATCAATGCAGGCACTTTCTGGCGCGACGGACCTGATATTCAACACAGTCGATGCAAACGGCGACCGGCGTGCTGCATATAACAATGCAACGGGTGTGTTCACCGTCCCTGCTGGTCAGGCTGGCCAATACCGCATCAACGCGGTTCTGTATTTTAGCGGCACGTCGCTAGATGGGTCAGCATCATCCATCAAGTTGTTGGTGAATGGCACAGCCACGAACCTGTGGATTCCGGCGACGTTTGGGACCACGAGACTGACCGCATCCATCACCATAGACCGATATCTGAACGCAGCCGATCTGGTGAAAATACAGGCCACGTTGGCGGGCACGGCAAATTTCGGCGGGGCGTCATGGGAATCGTCTCTGAGCATCGAGCGGATCGCCTGACGCAATTTCCTGTAGTGCATAGGAAATGCTTCGAATAATAATGCTGACAAATAAGCTTCGTTTTCTTGCCAACATTTTCTTCGCGCTACACGACCGCTTTACCGCTTCAGAGAGGATATTTGTTCGAAGAGAGACAGACAGAAATTCTGGGGCACCATTTTTTCGCAATGGCGTCCTCCAGCGTCTCCGAAAGTAGAAGACCCCATTTCTGCGAACGAGATGAAGTCCCCACTTCCTTCGTGAGTCACTTGGCCTGCATCCCGGCCGATGTGAACCAGTTTGTGAACCACCGCGAAGTGGAGATGGGAGGGTGGCCGCTTGATCAACGGCTATCCCATTGGGAAGTATGTGTTTTTTCATGTGTGTTGGCTGGGATGGTAGGAACCCCAGCCAACCCAGCCCTTTCATCAGCTTACGTCATAGCGGCCAGAAAGCGGGGCATT